TGAGAAGTTTGTGACTGTTCTTGCTATCTGCGAAAAATTTGGTAAGGCCATATCGTAAATACCTCTTGCTTTTATGTATTTATAGGCAATATAATAGTAGTATATTAAAAGGAATCCTTAACGATGAGAAAGGTGAATTACTTAAACAACAAAGACATACTTAAAGAAATTGCAAAAAGTAAACTAACTTATTGCAGTTTTACTGATGATTCAGTAAAAAGTTATGATATGATCGTCACAGGTGTAGACAAGATTACCAAGAAAAATATACAAGAAGCACGTAAACTGCGTGCAGAACGCCTAGCTAAAGAACTACAAGAAGCTGATTTACTCAATGGTGTTAAGAAAAAGCTAGACGAATATCTGACTCCTGTCAAGGATATTCCACAGACAGACGTGGTTTTCCGTGTGATGACCTGGGAACACATACCAATCGACGAAGCCAAACAGAAAAAAGCCGATGCTAAAGCTCAGGAAGAGTATGATGCTGACGAGGACAACTTTGAAACTGAGTATGATGAACCTGTGGTAGTTAAAGGTGCTACCAAATATACCAAGGTCAATTTTCCTCCGTTTCAACACTACAAGGTAGACGCAGAGGGTGTGCCTATTTGTGTAGGTAAAAGCCACTGGAAAGGTGGAGTTGAAAAAGGTAAATTCTCAAAAGATCACGGCACTATGACTGCTAAACTAGCACACATGTTTATCAAACTATGTGAACGTTATGCTACAAGATCAAACTGGCGTGGTTACACCTACAATGATGAAATGCGTAGCCAAGCCCTACTACAGTTGAGCCAAATTGGTCTACAGTTTGATGAGTCAAAAAGCCAAAATCCTTTTGCTTACTACACTGCGGCTATTACCAATAGTTTTACTCGCGTGCTGAACATTGAAAAACGTAATCAAAATATCCGTGATGACATCCTAGAGATGAACAACTATAATCCCAGTTACACTCGCCAAGGTGAATGGGGTAGTGGCGGTGGACATTACGAAGAATAATCGGCAATATTTGATTTGCTTTTTAACATTAACTCTCATATACTATAATCATGGCTAATCTATTTAAAAAAGCAGCTGTTTGCACGGACATACATTTTGGATTAAAGTCTAACAGTTCCACACACAATGACGATTGTGAAAATTTCATCAAATGGTTTATTAATACTGCCAAAGAGCAAGGTTGCGAAACCTGCTTCTTTACTGGTGACTGGCATAATAATCGAGCGGCGATTAATATCGTTACACTAAATTACAGTCTTAGAGCATTAGAAATGTTGAACGATGCCTTTGATGTAGTTTACTTTATTCCTGGCAATCACGATCTATACTATAGAGACAAGCGCGACATACAGTCAGTAGAATGGGCTAAACATTTACCTAATGTAAAAATCGTCAATGATTGGTTTAGTGAAGGTGATGTTGTCATCGCTCCGTGGCTGGTTGGTGACGATCACAAACGTGTAAAGAAATTACAAGGCAAATACTGCTTCGGACATTTTGAACTACCGCACTTCTACATGAATGCTATGGTAGCCATGCCTGATACTGGAGAAATACAAGCAGACGCTTTCCAAGGATTTGAGCGGGTGTTTAGTGGACACTTCCATAAGCGTCAAGAACGTAGCAACATCGTCTACTTAGGCAACTGTTTCCCACACAACTATGCGGATGCAGGAGATGACGCTCGTGGCATGATGATTGTTGAGTGGGGCAAGGAACCAGAATATCACACTTGGCCGGACCAACCTCGCTATCGTGTGTATAACCTTAGTGATGTGCTCAAGACCCCAGAAACTCTATTATTATCAAACATGCACTGTCGTGTCAATCTAGATATCGACATTACCTACGAAGAAGCCACATTTATCAAAGAAACATTTGTTGGTACATACAATCTACGTGAGTTAACATTATTACCTGTGAAGAACATGGACATCGGTCAGGATATCGTATTAGGTAATATACAATTTGAAAGCATTGACAGTATAGTAACAAATAATCTCACAAACATCAACAGTGATCACTATGATCCAAACTTATTACTTGATATCTATAGACACTTATGATCTTGAATTTACCAGCGTCTAAAATATCAGTTGATAATATTTTAATGCAACCCGCATATCTAAATTTAAAAATTTTACCCGCAGGTTATAAGAAATTAGCCACAGAATACGTGACTCAACATATTAATTGGTTAATGTCAATCGATGATACTGATAATCTTGTTTCTGCCTGGAACGATGTGTTACAATTTATGAATAGCGAAGATCAAAGCCATTTGCTACGTGAGTTTTTTAAAATTAACGATCTTCAAGATCAACACAGAAATGAAAATTTTGAAACTGTGTTCCCTGAATATATAAATTTAAGGAAATATGTGGTCAATGGATAAATTTAAAGATACGCTATTTTGGAAACATTATAAAGAATTTGACAGTATTATCGGTAATTCGTCGATGCGATCAACCGTTGATGCAGTAATTTATTGGAAATTATTCCAAGAATATAATTTTTCAAATATTTTAGAAATTGGCGTTTATCAGGGCCTAACGACTGGGTTGATGTTAGAATCATCAGCTAACGTTAAATCCTATACTGGCATAGATATACAGTTGCGTCTCGATTTATTTAAAACCATTTGGAAAGATTACCTAGACCGTACTACTTTTTATCAACAATCAAGCCACAATTTTAATTTCAATGGGAAATATGATTTTATATTAATAGATGGCGATCATTCTTATAACGGCGCATTAACTGATTTAATCAATACCAAAGATCTGTTAAGTCCAACTGGGGTTTTAGCTATAGATGATTATAACATGCCTGAAGTTGCAGAAGCTATACAACAGTTTAAAACCCAAACATCTATGGTTCCATTTTTACAAGCAGAGCAAACAGAATTTTGGCATTATCCATCAGTTAATAGAGCAAATTTTTTAGATAATTTATTAGTAGATACTATTAATAATTTTATTTTCCTGTATAATATAAATGATGGACAAATTTTAAAAGCTAAAACTCTTAATGTGTTTACTAACGAACTTGATTTCTTTGATCAAGTGATAAATTTTTACGATATCTAATATGTTCAAAATAAAATACCTCACAGTTAAAAACTTTATGAGCGTGGGCAATAGCACCCAGGCTGTGAACTTTGACCGCAAGGATCTAACACTTGTCTTGGGTGAAAATATTGACTTAGGTGGTGATGATACTGGTGCACGTAATGGCACAGGTAAGACCACTATCATTAATGCCCTAAGCTATGCCCTGTATGGACAGGCCTTGACTAACATACGTAAAGATAATTTAGTTAACAAGACCAATCAAAAAGCTATGCTAGTCACTATTGACTTTGAGGTTAATGGGGTTGACTATAAGATTGAGCGTGGACGTAAACCTAATGTATTAAAATTCTACATAGGTGATCAAGAACAAGAAGCCAAAGACGATAACAGCCAAGGTGACAGCCGTGAAACGCAACAGGAAATTGAACGCCTGCTGGGTATGAGCCACGACATGTTCAAACACATCGTGGCATTGAATACCTATACTGAACCTTTTCTTGCACTGAAACCCAATGATCAACGTACTATCATTGAACAACTGTTAGGTATTACCTTATTAAGTGAGAAAGCAGAAGCACTTAAAGAGCAGAGTAAGGCTACAAAGGACGCCATTCAACAGGAAGAGTTCAAGATCAAAGCAGTGCAAGATGCTAATAAAAAAATTGAAGAACAAGTCGAAAGCCTACAACGTCGTCAAATGCTTTGGTTGACCAAACACAAAGATGATGTAGCTAAATTACAGTCAGCATTAGATGAATTGCTTAAACTAGACATTGATGCTGAGATCGCCGCTCACAAAGAATTGTCAGCCTACGATCAAAAGCGCAGAGATATCGCAGACTTAAACAAAGCTATAGCACGTGCTGAGCAAGATCAAAGTAGAGAAGAAAAGACTATCACAAAATTAAAAGAAGAGATAGAAGATCTCAAAGCGCACAAGTGTTATGCTTGTGGACAGGATCTACATGACGAAAAACATGAAGAAGTCCTAGCTGGTAAAGAAACAGCTCTACAAGAAGCTGCACAACAATATCTAACTACCAATGGGCAATGGATAGAACTAACAGGTGCACTGAAAGAAATTGGCGAGCTGGATGTCCAACCAAAAGTCTATTATGACAAAGAAGAAGATGCTATCCATCATCGTAGTTCATTAGCCAGTTTACAAACGCAGATCGAAACTAAATCTGTAGAAGAAGATCCTTATAAGGAACAGATTGAAGAAATGCGTCAGACAGCTTTAGCTGAATTTGACTACAGTGTTATGAATGAACTTGTTCGCGTCAAAGAACATCAAGAGTTCTTATACAAACTATTAACCAACAAAGACAGTTACATACGTAAACGTATCATCGATCAAAACTTGAGCTACTTGAACGCTCGACTAAGCCAATATCTTGACCGTATTGGCTTACCCCATACTGTGGTGTTTATGAATGACCTCAGCGTCAACATCACTGAACTAGGCCGTGAACTAGACTTTGACAACTTGTCTCGTGGTGAGCGTAATAGACTTATACTTTCACTGTCATGGGCATTCCGTGATGTGTGGGAAAGCCTGTATCAACCAATCAACTTATTGTTTATTGATGAATTGATTGATTCGGGCATGGATGCGTCAGGCGTAGAGAACGCTATGGCTATCCTTAAGAAGATGAGCCGTGATGCGCACAAATCAATTTGGCTCGTTTCTCATAGAGATGAACTGGGTGGTCGTGTAAATAATGTTTTAACCGTTGTTAAAGAAAACGGCTTTACTAGCTATAATACCGATGTTGAAATTAGCTGATCAAAATGTTCGTACACTACATATCGAACCCACAGATGCCTGTAATGCGGCTTGTCCTCAGTGTTCTAGGGAAACTGATTTGACTTTCGATAAAACTAATCTGCACCATTTAACAGTAGAGCAGATAAAAAATGTAGTTGATGAAGTTACTATCCGTGGTTTAGATAAGATGTACATGTGTGGGGATTATGGTGATCCTGCAGCTGGCAAACATACCTTGGACATATATCGATATTTTAGATCTATTAATCCCACAATAATCCTAGGTATGAATACCAATGGTGGATTACGTAACAATGATTGGTGGAAAGAATTGGCAGAGATTATGTATCAGCCCAAACAATATCCACAGGAATATGTAATATTCAGTATCGACGGATTATCTGACACTAACCACATCTATAGAATAAATGTTGATTGGAATAAAGTCATGTCCAATGTCCGGGCGTTTATATCTGCAGGCGGTCGGGCCCATTGGGAAATGTTAGTATTCGATTATAATGAGCACCAAGTTGATCAAGCAGAAAGACTAGCAAAAAATATGGGATTTAAATGGTTCAGAGCTAAAGTCAGCAAGAGATTCGATACCCGTCCGGTAGACTTTTTACGTCCCCCAAAAACTTGGCGTGATCCAGTAGTAAGCAAAGGTAATATCCATTGTCAGGCGTTGGGCGAACAAAGTCTTTATATATCAAGCAAGGGTATAATTCATCCATGCTGTTGGTTAGGACATTTACCATCAGCTACACTAGAAAAGTTTTCTGATGTAAGAGATTCATGGGATACTAACAATCCAATTCAAATATGTGCTGATAATTGTACTAAAAATGAAATAGGAACTAGTTTTACTAATCAATGGCAAAGATCAATAGAATTTCAAGATTAAGATAAAAAATTTTAATTTAAATATATACTTTAGTTAATCCAACAAGGAAAAATTAAAATGGCAGGACCAACAGCAAGAGTTCACCCAAGTAAAAGGCATAATCATCCCTTACAATATAAAAGTGGTAAACCGAGATTACGTCCTTTAAATATTACACAATTAACAGCATTGATTGATAAAACACAACGTAAAAAAGATCGAGCAAAAATCTCAAGAGAAATCGCTCGTAAACAGGCAAGATTGGCAGTATAATTTTTAAAAAGGAAAATAAAATGGCAACAACACATGAACAAATCGTAGCAGCATATGAAGCATATCTAGCAGAAAATGAAAAATTTGAAGGCAAGGGCGTAGGTGCGGCAGGCACACGTGCTCGCGGCGCATTAGGTGATTTAGGCAAGTTGTCAAAAGCTCGTCGTGCTGAAATCCAAGAGAAGAAAAATGCTGCCAAGGCTGCAAAATAAATAACACTATGTCATATGAATATCCTTGGCGTTATAATGGAAACATTTTTGATTCTGAGGATATTCTCGACAACTATGGCTTTATCTACAGAATAACTAATATCACAAATGGCTACGATTATGTAGGCCGAAAATACTTTACTACAGTCAAAAAGAGACCACCTCTAAAAGGCAAGAAAAACAAGCGCAGGGAAACAGTTGAAACTGATTGGAAAGAATACTGGGGCAGTAGTCCTAGATTACAAGCAGACATTGACACACTAGGCAAGGATAAGTTCACACGCGAAATCATACACTTGTGTAAGACACGTGGCGAAACTAATTACATGGAAGCCTATTACCAATTTACTGAAGGCGTGCTGTTGAGAGAAGACAACTACAACGGCATCATACAGATCAAACTAGGTAAAAATTCCGTTAAAGACGTAAAATTTACAAAATAGCCACTATCGCAGTTTAATACTGTGTCATGAGGAGATCCAGCTCGCGTTATGGCCGCTGGTGGAACGCTTAGACAAGACTAAGCACATGACGGCACGGCAATCGATTAGGTGTAAAAACCAAATGATCTGGGCTCCGAAACAAACCGACCCAGGAGCAAAACTACAGTTGGCTAACTACGGCTGTATGAGCTACCGCCAGAAAAATCTAGAGTAGGGGGTACCGGCTGACCGCCTCCGTGTTAATGAAAACAATCTCTTTTAGTTAGTGTGCCTCCGCACTCGGATAATGTGCTTGGTTGCAATTTGCCTCGGATAGGTAAATTGTGACTTGCATCTGGATAATGCAGCAAAAGCATACAGTAGTTCAACTTAAATCTAATGTTTATAAGGTAGAAAAGAAAAGGCTTTAGAGCGCAAGCGATAAAGCAGATGTCGTAGACATCTTAAAACGGAACCAATAAAAAAGCGTGAATAAATGAATACTCACGCTTTGTTTACATCCAAAAAGAACTTATTTGTTCTTCCAAATAGAATACAGTACCCATACTGCCACTAAACCAACAACACCTTCACCGCCTAGTGTTTTAACGATTGAAGTAACGTTACCAATAACGTCTACTGCTGGTAAGAAAGGTAATGCTGCGCCTTTGAGTAACACTTCTAATACGATTAGTAGTGCTAATACACTTACTGCTGTGTCAGCGATTGCACCTGACCATTTCTCAAATAAAGGTAGTTAATGATTGTAAAAAAGAGATACTTATAGCCTAGAAGAAAGGCAGCTTGGTCTTTTCGGTGGTTTCTATGTTGTCTTTGATGATCTTGTTGATCAGTTCACGATCGTTAAAGCTAAGTAGCATAGCATCTTCGTAGCTGATACTACCACGCATGTACCATGCCATCCTTAACGCATCATCTCTATAGGCTCTTACCTCTTTTTCGTAGCCTTCTATCAAGGCCGCGACTGCGTCGTTATCTAACGTTAAGAGCCTTAGGCGAAAAAACTCGCGTAGTCAAATGTTATATTTACTGGAAACTCTTTCTTGCACTCTTCAGTTAAGCAGTTGACATCTACAGGTTTGATTGCGGCCTTTTCGTTCAGTTCAGCTAGATAGCCCTGTACTTTCTTGATGATCCGGTTGTCCGCATTGTTGTAGAATTCAGTGATATGATCGGGATCTGTAACCAATTCACCCGAAGCAGTTTCTATTGATTTGGTGCTGTTGGCTAATAGGGCTATGTTTAATTCTATGACTTTAGCTATGTGCAGATCGAATTTGGCTTTGGCTTCTTCGGGATTATCTTCTAGGCCAGCTAGGCTACGCATAATCTGTTGTTCTTCGAACGCGATCATGTTGGTCTTGTTCATGCTAAAGTATGGTTGCGGATGCACACGTATCTTAAGTCCGTCTACACTCAAAGGTATGGTATAGTCCGGTGGTGTGATGCTAGTCAGAGTCTTACCTAGATCTATCGCATACTCATTAGTCTGTGTGCAGTGCGGGCATTTAGCTGAAAAATCCATCTGATTACCATAACTAGCAATACGTATAGCGATAAGTGCTGCATCTACATCTACGCTGGGCATGCTCCATGCATCTTTGATAGCTGGGCAACAGCTATGTATAACATCAACTACTCCTTGTCCATTCAGCAAGGCATCTGGTGTTTTTAAGGTGATCTCATCTTTGGTAGTCATGCTCATCACGCCAATCTCACCGTTGGGTGGTAGATCTATCGAACCCTGTGGCCAATACTGACCACCGCTAGGCAGTTTAAAATAGATGCTGGGCTGGCGGAAGTGCTTGGCTAGGGGATTAGCTGATGCGATTGCTGATGTAGTTTGATCCATGGTTTGAAATCCTATAAATAATAGAGTAGTACCGTATAATCTATATTTATGGTGCTAAAAACACAGGATAACAAAATCTCGATGGATGAAGAAATAAGACGCGAGTTTGAAGAACAGCTCAAAGCCCTAGGTGAACGTTTTGGCATAACTAATCTCCAGTTGAAAAACTTTGGTGATGCAGCCAAGAAGGGTGCTGATGCCTTTAAGAAATCTATTGATGACCTAAACAAGGAAATCAAAAAAGGTCGTGCTGGATATGCTGATCAACTGCGTGCTCTTGAACAATTAAACGATGCTATCGAAGAACTAGCAGATCAAGCGTTAGATTCGGCTGCTAAAGAGAAAAAAGCTCAACTAGAAGAACAACGACTGCAACTGATCAAAGAAGCCGCCACACAGCGTATCAAAGAAGCCGCCGAAAAGTTTGGTACAGAGCTGTCTACTAATGTTACCCAGACCACAGGTCGATTTGTAAAACAACTACAAGTAGGAGCCAGCGGTACAGAATTATCATCTGATCTGATGAACAGTGCTATAGAAGCTACTGCTAGTGGAGTTAGGCTTTTAGGCCAAAGTGTTTCGAGCTTTGGTATGAAATCAAAAACTCCTATACTAGCTGAAATAGCTAGTTTAGCAGGATCTGCACTTGAATTTCTAGGTGAATCTGGGGAAAAAGCATTTAAATTTGCTAATGAAGTTCTTAGCAAAGAATTAGTTAAAACTGAAAAAGCATTTAATGCTGTTAATGCCGCAGGTGCTGTATTTGCTACAGGCATGCAGGGCATGAGAGAAGCCAGCAGAGATTCTGGACTCACACTACAACAATTTAGTAATGTGATCAGCAAGCAGTCCGGGGACCTAGCATTTTCTGGAATGGGTGTAGCAGAAGGTGCACGTAAGGTTGGACAAGTAGGCAAGATATTTGATGCTAATGGTGGCTATATCCGCAGGCAATTACAACGTCTAGGTTTTGGATTTGAGGAGCAAGCAGAACTAACAGCTACAGTGATGGCTAATATCCGCCGGACTGGACAAAGTTTTGATACTGCTACCCTAGCAAGAGAAACACAGAAGTATGCAGAAAATCTAAGATTGATATCTGCGCTAACTGGTGAAGATGCCAAAGCCAAAATACAGCAGGTTCAAGAACAAAATAACATCGCGGCCTTCCAAGCAGAACTAGCCAAGATGGGTCCAACGCAGGCTGCACAGATCGATGCGGCTATGGCTACTATGACTGAGCTTGAAAAGAAAGCTCTGCGTGATCGAGTGGTATTCCATGGGGCAGTGTTAAATGAAGAAGCGGCTATCATGGAGGCTACTAATAGTGAAAGTGCTGCTATGGGTAGAGAAATCTATCTGAAATTCCTACAAGGTGCATTAGATACTAGAAGCGTAGCAGAAATACAAGGTAGATATTCACAATCTACTATAGCTCAATTCCAAAATAATGCCGCAATGAACATAGCGGCTTTTGCCACAGGCGATGCAAAAATAAATGCTATACAACAGGATAGATTGGCCGCGTTCCAAAGAGCACAAAAAATAGCCACAGGAACATTTGCATCAGTTGAAGATGAAATACAAGGTGCTAAAGTTCCAACAAATGAACTTACAGAAGGATTCATAACAGCCAGCACTGCTGCTCAGAAACTAGCAGTGGCTTTAGAAGATAAACTACTACCATTGCTCAGCCAATATGCAGATGTAACAGGCACAATGCTCAAAGGCATACAGAAGATAGTTGAAAGCATTTATGGTAAATCTGCAGCGGCTGCCACTGGTACTACAGCAACTGAAAACATGATGAGCATTGCCACTACAGGAAAAACTGCAACAGGTGAAAAAGTTGGATTCTTTGAGCAGTTTTTTAATACAGTTGGTGCGGCCGCAACTCCAGTTACACCGGTGATCCAAAAAGGCAAAGCCGCAGGGGGTATTAGTACTGGACCTGTTAGTGGGTATTCAGAAATCCTACATGGCACAGAAGCAGTGGTGCCCTTACCAGATAACCGTTCAATTCCAGTAAGTTTAGACAGCAGTAGTATCACTGCCGCAGTAAATCAACAAAGTGGTATTCTAGCCGAAATACTCAGAGCCATGCAGAACAACAACAGCATAGCATCACAAATTGCTATGAACACTGTTTAAGTCGATAAATACTCTAAACAACAGAGATCCCCACTATGCCAGGATGGAAAAAGTATTTCAAAGCCGCTAGTCCAACGACTGGTGGTCTCATGAGCCCATTGGGTAACACTAGTACCGCTGTAGATCCAGGATATCGTAACTTCGCCAGCAAGCTACCAGAAGTCTATATCGGACATCCAAATCGCACAGAACGCTACAATCAATATGAACAGATGGACATGGACAGTGAAATCAATGCCGCCTTGGACATCATCGCCGATTTCTGCACACAGACCAATCATGAAAATGGCACAGGGTTTGATCTATTCTTCAAAGAAAAACCCACAGACAACGAAATCAAGATACTTAAAGATCAACTGAATCAATGGTGTACACTGAACAAATTTAACAAACGCCTATTCAAACTAGTGCGTAATGTATTAAAGTATGGTGATCAGGTATTCTTGCGTGATCCTGAAACATTTGAGCTGTATTGGACAGAAATGCACAAGGTCGTCAAGGTTATTGTTAACGAAGCAGAAGGTAAAGAACCAGAACAATATCTAATCAAAGATATCAACATTAATTTTAAAAATCTAACGGCTACGTCTATATCAGCCAGTGACACATTCATCAATCATCCACAAGTGGGCGGACCTAGTGGTAGTTATGTTCAACCAAATACACCCTACAGCGGTGGTACACGTTTTAGCCACGCACAGAACGAAGCACCGATCGATGCAGAACACGTAGTACATCTTAGCCTAACAGAAGGTCTAGACATCAACTGGCCATTTGGTAATAGCATACTTGAAAGCGTGTTTAAGATATTCAAACAAAAAGAACTACTAGAAGATGCTATCATCATCTATCGCATACAACGTGCTCCGGAACGTCGCGTGTTTAAGATTGACGTAGGTAACATGCCCAGCCATATGGCCATGGCTTTCGTTGATCGTATCAAAAATGAAATCCATCAACGTCGTATTCCTACACAGACCGGTGGTGGACAGAACATGATGGATGCTACTTACAATCCATTATCGACTAACGAAGACTATTTCTTCCCTGTAACAGCAGACGGTCGTGGATCCAGTGTTGATGTATTTCCAGGCGGACAGAATCTAGGTGAGATCACTGATTTACGTTTCTTTACTAATAAACTATTCCGTGGCTTGCGTATCCCTAGCAGTTATTTGCCCACAGGTGATGATGAAAGCGAACGTGGCTATACTGATGGTCGCGCAACCACAGCATTAATCCAAGAGTGGCGTTTCAATCAATATTGTAAAAGATTACAAAATTTGATCGTTGAAAAGCTGGATCAAGAGTTTAAGATGTTCATGCGCTGGAGAGGTATCAATATCGACGGTAGCGTGTTTGAACTACGCTTTAATGAACCACAAAACTTCGCCAAATATCGCCAAGCAGAAGTCGATGCAGTGCGCATCCAAACATTTACACAATTAGAACCTACACCTTATCTATCAAAACGTTTCTTGCTCAAACGCTATCTAGATCTCAGCGAAGAAGAAATGCAAGAAAACGAAGAAATGTGGAATGAAGAAAACGGAGAAGCTGATCAAACCACTGCCCCTGAAGCGGGACTTCGTGCAGTAGGAGTTACCACTGCTGGTCTACAACAAGATATAGATAATCTAGCACCAATAGCACCCGCGCCCGGCGAAATACCCGCAGGCGTATCACCAGAAACAGCCGGAGCTGCACCAGAAGCACCTGGCGGCGGATTAGGTTTATAGGCAATTTGGTAAATACTCTTATGAACATCTTAGAAATATTTGACACTAATCCCGCTGGTTATGCTACAGAAAAAGACGATAATTCTGTGCCTAAACTCAGTGATCTACGCAAGACCAAATTAACTATAAAACAGTTAAATCGCCTACGCATCATGAATGATGTGCGTAAACTAGAACACGAACAAAAGCTAGATTCAGTGCGTAATCAGTACAAAGCACCAGCTGCAGAAGCACCAATGATGTAATTATCTGTCAAAACGATTCAAAAACATAGCATTTAACCCCCTTTTTCTATAAATTTTGTAAATATATAAACATAATACTGATCACTTGAGTATTAGTCCGGATTTAATATTTTTTAAGGAGTTCTTTCATGAACAAATATGAACAATTGATCGAGCACATTATCAATGATGAAACTGATAAAGCTCGTGAATTATTTCACACAATCGTTGTTGAGAAATCACGCGATATCTATGAGTCATTAATTGACGAACAAGACCTAGCTGAAGTTGGTGGTAACGAAGTTGAAGATCTAGTAGACGAAGTAACTATCGATGAGCAAGGTATTAGCGAAGAAGAAGAAGGCGAAGAAGAAGAAGGCGAAGAAGGTTCAGAAGAACCAGCACTTGACGCTGAAGAAGAAACAGGCGGCGAAGAATCTTCAGAAGAAGAACTTGAAGATCGCGTAGTTGATCTTGAAGATGCTCTAGACGAATTAAAAGCTGAATTTGATGCACTAATGGCAGGCGAAGAACACTCAGAAGAAATGCCAAGTGAAGAAAGCCCAGAAGAATTTTATGAAGCTGAAGAAGAAGTAGTTGAAGAAGCTAAAGAAGAAGAAGTTGAAGAAACAGAAGAAGTAGACGAAGATGCTGAAATCGTTCGCGAATACGTTGAAAAAGCTCCAGCTCCTACAACTTCAGAAGAAGGCTCTGTAAACAAATCATCAACAGTAGCAGGTAAAAATGATATGGGCGGTTCTGCTGCTAATATCGCTACTGGTAAAGCAGAACAAAATCCAGATGGTACAAGCCCAAAAGCTGCAGTAAAAGCTAAAGGTAACTTACCACACGCAGGTTCATACGAAAATGTTCCAGGCGCTAAAGCTGGTAATGCATTTGCTAAAAAAGAAACAGCAGTTAAAAAAGAAGAAGCTGGCGTTAATAAAACAACACCAGTAGCAAAATAATTAGGAAACTATTATAATGGCTTTATATCTTAAAGAGAACTTGACATTTGACGCAGCTCGTATGGAAGTTATTAACGAAAGTACAGCTGACGGCAAAGGTAAGAATCTTTACATGAAAGGTATATTCATACAAGGTGGCGTCAAAAATCACAATGAACGTGTGTACCCAGTAAATGAGATTGAAAAAGCCGTTAGCACACTAAATGAACAAATCAAGGGTGGCTACAGCGTTTTAGGCGAAGTAGATCACCCTGATGATTTGAAAATCAATTTAGATCGCGTTTCGACTATGTTGGAATCAGGAGTAAAACTTGGTGTTAGCTCTCGTGGTAGCGGTAACGTGAACGAAGCCGACGGCAAAGTAAGTGACTTTGAAATAGTCACAGTAGATGTAGTTGCGCAACCAAGCGCACCTAACGCATATCCAACAGCGATTTACGAAGGACTGATGAATATGAAGGGTGGTAGCAAGGTATTCGAAATGGCACGTGAAGCCAGCGCAGATCAAAAAGTACAGAAGTATTTGAAACAGGCTGTAACAAGTCTTATCAAAGATCTAAAAATTAAATAGGAGATCACAATGTTAGACGCTATCAAACCATTGTTGGATTCCGGCATCATTAACGAAGAAACCCAAACTGCACTAAACGAAGCTTGGGAATCTAAATTAACTGAAGCTCGTGAAACTATTCGCGCTGAATTGCGTGAAGAATTTGCGGGTCGCTACGAACACGACAAAAATGTAATGGTTGAAGCTCTAGACAAAATGGTTACTGAAAGTCTCACCGCTGAACTCAATGAGTTTGCCGAAGAGAAGAAAGCTCTTGCAGAAGATCGCGTGAAATTCAAAACTCACATGATTGAAAGCGCAGGTAAGTTTAATGACTTCCTAGTTACTAAACTTGCTGAAGAGATCAAAGAGTTACGTGCAGATCGCAAAACTCAAACTGAAGCAGTTGCTAAGTTAGAGAAATTTGTTATCCAAGCATTAGCTGAAGAGATCAAAGAGTTCGACCAAGACAAGAAAGCAGTTGTTGAAACTAAAGTTAAATTAGTAGCAGAAGCTAAAGAAAAATTAGCAGAACTACAAACAGCTTTTGAAGTGAATTCGCTGTTACACATTTAAGTGAAAACAAAGAATTTGCTAAACTTCAAGCTGTAATCGCAGAAAAAGATGCTATTATCGCTGAAAGTTCTAAAGCAATCGCTGAAAAAGAAGCTTTAGTTGAAAGTAAGAATCGCGAAGTTAAAGTAATCACAGAATCAGTAGCTCGTAAAGAGAAAATGGCTGAATTACTTAAACCTCTAAATAAAGAGAAAGCAGACGTGATGTCTAGCTTGCTCGAAAGTGTGCAAACTGAACGTCTTCAGGCTGCATATGAAAAGTATCTACCAGCAGTTCTAAACAATGTCTCTGCGAAACCAAAAGCTGAAAAGCCGGTATTAGCTGAGTCACGTACAGAAGTGACAGGTGATAAATCTGCTAAAGACGACGACGGATCACTCAACAATGTTGTAGAAATTCGCCGTTTAGCAGGGCTAAAATAGTAGTAAATTTTTTTAAAGGAAAATAAGAAATGACAACCCAACTATTAGAAGGCCGTTGGACAGAGACCAAAGACGCCCTGTTAGAAGGTCTACAAGGTTCTAAAAGAACTACAATGGCTGTAATTTTAGAAAACACTAAGAAGCACTTGATGGAAACTGCAACTAGTGGTGGTACTAGCGCAAGCAACGTAGCTACACTAAATCGCGTTATTCTTCCAGTGATTCGTCGAGTAATGCCAACAGTTATCGCTAACGAAATCGTTGGCGTACAACCAATGACTGGCCCAGTAGCTCAAATCCACACACTACGTGTACGTTATGCTGACAGCAACAATGCAACAGGCACAGCGAACGACGTAACAGCTGGTGATGAAGCTCTTAGCCCATTCAAAGTTGCTGTTGCATATTCTGGTGACACAACTGCAGGTTTAGCTGCTTCTACAAGCGCACTTGAAGGTACACCAGGTAACAGAATCAACGTTCAAATCTTGAAACAAGTTGTTGAAGCTAAAACACGTAAACTAAGTGCTCGTTGGACATTTGAGGCAGCTCAAGATGCACAATCAATGCACGGTTTAGATGTTGAAGCTGAAATCATGGCAGCTTTAGCACAAGAAATCACTGTTGAAATTGATCAAGAGATCTTAGCATCTCTACGTTCATTAGCTGGTAATACATACAACTATAACCAAGCTACAGTTTCAGGTACAGCTACATTCGTTGGTGACGAACATGCAGCTTTAGCGGTTACAATCAACCGTGCAGCTAACTTGATCGCTCAACGTACACGTCGCGGTGCAGGTAACTGGGCAGTTGTAAGTCCAGCAGCTTTAACAGTACTACAATCTGCAACTACTTCAGCTTTTGCTCGTAGTACAGAAGGTACTTTTGAAGCTCCAACAAACACTAAATTCGTAGGTACTTTAAACAGTGCTATGAGAATTTATGTTGACGGTTATGCTTCAGACACACAAGAAGTTCTAGTAGGTTACAAAGGTTCTAGCGAAGCTGATGCAGCTGCGTTCTATTGCCCATACGTACCACTAATGAGCTCTGGTGTTGTACTAGATCCATCAACATTTGAACCAGTAGTAGGCTTCATGACACGTTATGGTTATGTAGAGTTAAGCAACACAGCTTCATCTCTAGGTAACGCAGCTGACTACTTAGAAGAAGTTGGTGTAAGCAACCTATCATTCCAATAATATTTTATTATTAGGTTTGAAATTTCAAAAGCCCCTCAAATGGGGCTTTTGTTTGACTATAATTTCTAAAAAACAATAAATATACTTGTTCGCCCTTAATTGGAGGGGTTTATGCAGTCCCCACTGCGTATAGCCTAGAACGCTAACTTATAAGGAGAAAACAAATGGGACGTCCTATTAAATCGGTTTATTTCGGTGCACCAAAAGGCACAGGTGTAGGTGGTGAAGGCGTAATCTACGCTAATGTTTGGGTCGCAGGTACAGGTTATTACACAGCTAACGTTGGTGTGACTTTTAGCGCACCACAAATCGCAGGTGGTACAACAGCAACAGGTACAGTTACACTAAACGGTAGTGGCAATGTAACAGCAATCCTTGTTACTAGCGCAGGTTCTGGTTATACATCAACACCTACAGCATCAATCACTGGCGCTAACGCTAGTCCAGCAAGTGCTAATGTAACACTATTTGGCGGTACTGTTACTGCTGACGCTATTTTTGCTAACGCATGGGTAGCAGGTGCAAGTATCGGTAAAACAGCAGATATCGTTACTCAAAGAAGTTCACGTCGTTACAGAGTCACAAACGCTGATGGTACTAGTGTATGTCGTTTAGTCCCAACTGGATTAAATGGAGTTAACAGTCCAACAGTTGCAGCAGTTATTTCTGCAGGCGGTCCAGTAGCTGAAGGTCAAATGACTATTATCGCTACAGACAGCGCAGGCGGTAAGTATCTAGTTGGTAAACTTGAGTCACGCACAGCATTAGTGTTTCCAGCTGCCATTGGCGGTTCAGCAGGTACACAATTTGCTGCTAACAGCCATGTTCGTTGGAATATTGATTCTGCAGTTCTTAATACCAGCGTAGTAATCGACAATAGATAATATATTGTCTAGTAAAAATAGCGGCTCCGGCCGCTATTTTTTTGATTCTAACTTTGAAGATAAATAATAAAAACGGAATAATTTACGATGGCCGCAGTTAAGAAATTTAACAGTAATCTTTTAGTTCAATCTACAGGTATAAGTGCCAACATCACTTTAGATGCAGAAACAGTATATGTTGATGCTGTAGATGCTTATATTTCTGGTAACTTACATGTTGCTGGGGTTTATGATACCACCACCGTTACAAATACTAACATACAAGACAAAGACATCGCTCTAAACGTAGGTGAAAGTGGTTGGGGGGTCGGCGGTAACGCTAGTCCAGGAACTAGTGGAATCATAATCGATCGCGGATTACAGGCAAATGTATCACTGCGTTGGAATGAAACTTCTGATGTTTGGGAAATCACAACTGATGGAAGCACATATAGTAATATTATAACTTCAAGTACAGGATTATCAGCCGTAGTAGATGATACCAGTCCGCAACTAGGTGGCAATCTAGTAAATAACGGATACTTTTTAAAATTTGATGACGCGACAATATCGCCACCTAATGCATCAGGAACAACTATTTTTACTGTTGGAAGTTCGGTGTTTTATGCTGACACTGTAGGTAGTGCGGGTAGTGGTTTATATGTTGAACATCCAGCAGTAGCGGCACAAGAACTTGTAACCAAAGCAAAGGCAATCGTTTTTGCGATAATTTTATAGGATTGGAAAATGGCAATAATTAACTCTTTATTAACCACTGGTGATGCAGCTAACGTATATGTTAGTACTGGTAGTAATGCAATCACAGCAATGTATCTCTGCAACGTAGACTCAACAGCTAGAACTTTTGATGTATATGTTTGCCCAAGCGGTACAATAGTTAATACAGTGAATACACGCATCTATTCGGGTATACAACTGCAAGCTGGTGATACTTATGTTATAGACAGTGAAAAGTTGATTTTAGGTGATGGAGACATGTTAAAAGCCAATGCTAGCGGCTCTAACAGTATCTCAATGACAGTTAGCTATATAGGAATCTAAATGGGACGCTTTGCTAAAAACACAGTATTTGATTCTGGTAGTTATGCTCTAGGATTGTCAGCTACTTCAACAAGCTTCAGACCAAATGTGGCAGGGTTTACTAGCCAAACTGCTTTAAGATATAGCACATCAAGTGACAAACTTGAATATTATAGCCATTCAGGTAATGTGTGGCAAACAGTAGGGAATGTGGGATCAGGTACAGCTCGTATCACTAAAGATAGCTTTACTGGTAATGCACTTACAAGCGATTATGGACCATTATCCTTTAACTATAATACTGCGAATCCTACGCTTTATGCCGCTAATATCCTAGTACACGTTGGCACTGTTTATCAAATTCCTGGAACAAACTATGAATTTGCGGCAAATGCTATTTCGGGTACTGATATACATTTTGCTTCAAATCCCAGCGATGGGGCAGCTATCACTATCATCCACGGACTTAATTCTACAATCTCCTCTTAACTTTTCTGATAAATAGTAGAAAGGTTGGAAGATAAATGGCAATTAGTCGCGTTCCTGGATTTTCTCTACTAGCAAACTTAGATCGTCAAGGTACAGATCTATACATCTCTAGTAATGGCCAAACTTTAACCTACTTCGATGTTAATAACTACCGCTTTGGTATTAACAATCCAAGTCCGCAGTACGAATTAGATATTCTGGGTAATGTCCAGATTGGTAGCGGACATTTATATACATCAGCAAATATAAGCTTTGACATAGGTACAGCAACCAATTGGTGGAGAAATATCTATGTCAATACCATTACTAGCAATGGGCTAACCATATCAGGTAATTTAAATGCTACATATATCAGTGGCACACTAACTACATCAGCACAACCATATGTTACTAGTCTTGGTAACTTAATTAGCCTGACTGTTGATGGAAATATTACAGCCGGTAATGTAGACTCTACGTACCTTATTGGTACGATACTGACAGGTAGCCAACCTTATATAACAAATCTAGGTAATATCACAGTTTCAAACATCACTGTAATTGGTGGAGAATTTGATTTTGGTGGTGATGCATCATTTGGGAACTTACATGCTGATGCCCTATATCAAAATGATAATCTTGTATTGGATTCAACATCAACAATTAGTATCATGGGAGATGCTACTGGTAGCGGTAATGCGTCTAATGTTGCTATTACACTAGTTAATAGTGGAGTAACAGCCGGAACCTATGGGTCCTCAGGTCAAATTCCTGTGCTAGGGGTTGATAGCAAAGGTCGTGTGATCACAGCATCTAATGTCGCAGCGGCCACTACAGGTAATCTAATATTTACTGATACAACAATATCTACACAAACAGCTAACGCAAATATTTTTTTAAGTACTAGTGGTACAGGTACGGTACAAATTACTGGAAATACTGCATTAGGTATACCGAGCGGAACAACAGCAGAACGTCCATTAAATGCCACAGTTGGGTATATTAGATACAATACCGACACTGGAGGTTTAGAAACATTTGATGGAACTACTTGGGAAGCGGGATCTGCGGCATTAACATCGCAGGTAATCAATGGCGACGGTATTAACAATCAGTTTAGTTTAAGTTCTAATGTCAGTCAAGCAACAGATTTAATCGTTAGTATTAATGGTACACTACAACAACCGGCTACAGCATACACAGTTAACGGAACATTAATTACTTTTACTGAAACTCCAGCTACTGGTGATACGATCGAAGTCCGCCATATCGCTACTGGTATTTCTAGTATAGGATCGTTATCATTAGGGTCTAGTAATGTAGCTATTCCAGCACCTAACGGTGCAATCAATATTAATACCTCAGGAAATTTAGTTTTACAAATAGGTACTACCGGTGCTGTTATTGGTACATATCCTTCTACGGTTATTCCTAGCAGCGGAGTAGCCACTAATGTTGACGTATTTTCGACAGCAATTTATAGAACTGCAAAATATATATTTCAAGCAAATACCGGCTCAGCTTATGAAAGCAGCGAGATCCTAGTCACTCACGATGGAACTACCGCATATAGAACTGTTTACGCAGTAATCAGCACAGGTGGTAGCTTAGGTAATGTTTCGGCCACGATCAATGGTACAAACGTGTTAGTTCAGTATACCGCCGACAACAATAACACAAATGTACGTACATTAAAACAGTACTTGATCATCTAAAAAAAAAATCAAATTTGTATAAATACTACTAACGAATACTCAATGTACCTAGCTCTAGGGGATATGGAACCGCAAGCTGTACAAGGATTACAGTAATATTATAATATTTTTGCGGAGCCAGACTTTAAAATGTCTAATTTAACCAGAATTAAGAATAACCAGATCACAGACTCGACTATCTGGGCTAATGCTAAGATCGTTCCTGGATCTATCGTTGGGTCACTTTTCAGCAGTAACATAACAGTAACCAGTGACTTTGTTATCACAGGTAACTTATATGTAGCTGGTGCAAGTACATACTTGACAGTTGCTAGTACTAACACGTTTGTCAATGACCCATTAATCGTATTAAACAACGCCTACTCAGCAGGTGCTATTTACGATATTGGTTTTATTTTTGAACGTGGTACTGATGACAATCAGGCATTCTACTGGGATGAAACATCAGACGAATTTAAATTAATCGCCACATCTGAAGGCGGCAGCACATACGGTAATATCGGCACAGAAATATCCTACAGTAATTTCCGCTTAGGTAATTTATTCCTTAACAACTACTCTGCAACACGTTCACTATTCGTGGGTGCTAGTGGTCTAGTAACCACAGATGCAGAATATACCTATGATGCTACAAACAATACATTAACAGTCGGACAATTCCTTATCGTAGGTAACAGTGCTGTAACCATCCAAACAACAGGCACAGATCAAGATTTAAAACTCGCTCCGAGCGGTGCTGGTATAGTTGATTTTAATGGAACTAATGCAACTAATCTAGCAGATCCAGTAAGTGGTTCTGATGCAGTAACATTAACCTATCTTAATAACCAACTAAGCAGTGCTGTTACAAATCTAATCGATGATGATACAGAAGTTAGACTAATTGATGATGGTGTGAACGCAGGACAGATTAATGCCAACGTCGATGCTACTAGCGCATTGGTAATTAAAAGTAATAGTTTAAGCATATTTGGTACAGGTTACACAGGTTCTAGCCCAAAAGTATTCATTGACAGCGCAACCAGCAACGTTGCGATATCTAGCACGCTTTGGGTCAGTGATGTAGTAACACTAAATTCAACAGTCCCTGCATCCAGCTATACAACTGGTGCAGTAAAAGTTTCAGGCGGTGTTGGTATTGGCGGTAATTTATATGTTGGCGCAGGTATACAAGACACAATTATTGGTAACGTGACACCAAACGCAGGTTTCTTTACTAACTTAAATGCTACAGGAAATCTACAAGTTGCTACAGTTAATGCTAGCTTCTTATCAGCAAGTACAGCAGTAGTTGGTAATATCGCCGCAGTTACAATTGGTAACACAGGTGCAGTCGTTCAAGGGTTAACAGCACAATTTAGTGGTAATGTCATTGGTGGCCTAGCTCAATTTGCAGCTCTAAATGCCACACCAATTGGCAACGCCGCAGCCAGCACCGGCGCATTTACAACACTAACAGCTTCTAGTGTAAACTCATCTGGTAACGTATTAGGTGCGGCAGCTACATTTAGTAGCTCACAAATCAACGGTAATGAAAACGTAACTGGTTATCTAAATGTAACTGGTAATATTTTAGGATCAGCAGGTACGTTAAGTACTTTAGATCTAAACAGCACAACAAATGCTACAGATGCGACAGGTACGACTGGTGCACTGCAAGTCTCAGGTGGAGTTAGTATCGCTAAAGATGTTTGGATTGGTGGTAATCTCTTTGTTTCTAACATCTTTGGTGTCACTGAACAACTAATCGCAGTTGCAGACCCGTTACTATATCTAACAGCATCTAATACCTTCCCATATACTTATGACATTGGTTTCTTTAGCCATTTTACTGGCGGCGCTGCAAATATTGAAATACACACAGGGTTTGTACGAGATGCTTCAGATGGCTATTGGAAATTATTCAGCAATGTTGACACTCAACCAACATCAGTTATAACCTTCAATGGCACAGAAGATTACGATGGATTAAAACTTGGTAATTTACAATTAACTGCTACAGGAACTGCGATCTCAGCAGCGGGATTTATCAATACCACTGCTAACATTTCTGGTGCAGTGGTCAACGCAGGCGCACTAAATGTAACAGGCACAACAACGTTAGCCGCAATTAACTCAACTGGCTTAATCAACACCACAGGTAATGTAAGTGCAGCCACGGTAATCGCAGGTCAATTCAATACGACTGGTAATTTAGTAGCTAGTGAAGTCAGTACTGGTACATTAAATGCTACTGGTTTAATTAACACCACAGGCAATATATCAGCGGCAGTAGTTAATGGTGGTGCGATTAACTCGACTGGTTTAATCAATACCACAGGTAATGTATCAGCAGCCACAGTAATAGCAGGTCAATTCAATACAACTGGCAATTTAGTAGCTAGCCAAGTCAGCACTGGTACATTAAATGCTACTGGTTTAATTAACACCACAGGTAATGTAAGTGCTGCAACTGTGATAGCAGGTCAATTCAATACAACTGGTAATTTAGTAGCAAGTGAAGTTAGCACTGGTACATTAAATGCTACTGGTTTAATCAATACACTTGGCAACGTAAGTGCTGCAACTGTGATAGCAGGTCAATTTAATACGACTGGTAACCTGGTAGCTAGCCAAGTCAGCACTGGTACATTAAATGCTACTGGTTTAATCAATACACTTGGCAACATTTCAGGTGCTAGAATTAACGCAGACACACTTGCGGCTACTGGTACAATCTGGGCTAACGCTTCAACTGACACAACATCTTTA